AATAGCCTTAGCGCCCTTAACAATACCTTTAGCGATATCGTCAATTCCTTGTGGTTGTAATTCAATTGCTGGTTTCTTAGCCATAGTTATCTTCCTTCGTTTTTCTTTTTAATCATCTCTTTGTACTCACGCTGTTTTCTCAACGCTTCCGCCCGAGCCTCGGGCGTTCTTGTGGCAGCATGAGCAGCCTTGTTTTCTGCTTTTTCTGTTGCGCGCGCAACGCGACCAGCCTCAGTTAACTTTTCTGTATTTTTAGCATGGACAAAACGATTGTAAGCAGTCTTTACATCTGCCGCACTCATCCCGTCAAAATCATCGGCATCAATGAAGTCTGAATACTTATAGTTTTCAAACGCAACAGAATCGTATTCTGGTTTAACTTTTTTTACCTTAAGAACTTTTGTGCTTGGCAAACCCTCGTTTGCCGAAACCAACTTTGGTGCCGAAGAGGCATCGTCAACAATTTTTGAAACTGGTTTAACCGCATCATCAGAACCAGTAAATAAACCCTTAACTATTTTAGCGATGTCAACATCGTCCACGCCGCTTTGAACAAGATTTTTTACAATCTTGGCAATGTCATTTGGGTCCACTATCGTCCTTGGCGTTTCTTTTTTTGACTAGGAAGCAAACCAAGGGCGTAAGAAGAAGGTGCTTTTTTTGCTGAAGGATAACTTTTAGCAGAAGCGGTCATTCGCTTAGAACTAGCAGTAGCCGACTTAACAGCCTTTATTTTGTCCATGCCCATTGACTGAGCCTGCTTTGTTTTCCGAGCAGTATCAGCGTTAATCCCTTTTTTACTTACAGCCATATATTATCCTTTATATAACATTATGCAGGGAAGGGCGGGCAGCGCCACTTCCCCACATATATGTTTTTTGATTATGCTCGGTAAATTGTTACCGTGTTTGCGGCAGTGAACACTGCAACATACGATGCCGAAGATGCTGCGGCAATGGTAGCCATTCCTGCTACACCGCCAAGTGTTACACCAGAAGCACCAGCAGTCAAAGTGATTGCGTGTGTTGCTGCTGCACCGTTGACAACAGTAAATCGGAAACTTGAACCGACACCTTCGTCTGTGAATGCTGCACCAAGTTCCGCACCAGTTGGTGTGGTCAAGGTACGAGCCGCCGATGGTGTCATCGTGTAAACAACTTGTGCTGCACCAGCAAGAGTTGCTGCTGCTTGTGTGGTTGCTGCGTCAGTTGCTGCAACTACGGTTACCTTCTCTTCCTTGGTTGCCCAAGCGGCGAGGCGGGTACGGTCAATTGCACCATCAGTGTTTGAAATAAGTGGCATTTTTTTTCCTTTAGTTAAATTTTGTTTATATTAATAATTGTGGGGGCTTTCGCCCCCACTATTACATTTGTTACTAGGCGGTCTTAGCCGTCAGTTTGCCCTGCTTGGAACGGTTACGGCAAGTCAAGTTACCGTAGCACATGATAAGCGCATAACGAGCATCCAAATCTTCTGGACGAACGAAAGCGGTTTGGGTAAACCACTTACCAGAGTGTCCAACCAAGGTCAGATACTTGCTGTTAATGAAGAACATTGTTCCTGCTGGAGCAGAGGCATCATAAACAACTGGAGCAGCCTTGAACAACAAGTTCTGGAAACCAGAGTTTGCTGTCTTGGTGTCGGTGTAACGCAACTGTGGTTGCAACAGACCTTCATACTTTTCAAACAAGGTTTGGCTTGTAAGAATCATGTCTGGGTGGTCGTTACCAACAGAAATGCTGTTGTATGCGGTACCCATTTGACCAAGAGTCAACGCTGTTGCGGTGTTCTCTTCATATGAACGCCAGTATGCATTTGTGTTGGAGTCAATGCCACCAACAGTGTTGCCTGACTCAATCAAGTTTCCAAGACCGTTCCAGTCCTTGCTGCTGTTACCAGTTCCATCACCGTAGAACATGTCGTTGAAACCTTCACGCATGGACTCTTCAGCCTGCATGATTTTGGCTTCCAACAGGTTAATGATTTCCTGTTCGCCGTTGTTCTTGGCTTCTTCAATACCGCTAATTGCGATAGAAGCAGCGTACTGCTTCCATTCGTATTCGGCAGCAGTGATACCTGTTTGTGCGGTCAAAGCAATTGAATCGTAACCTGAGTACGAAGCAACAGTCGTGTTCTGACCGTAGATGAGTGGTTCAACAATTTTCGTGCCACCGTTGAGCATACGAATACGACCTTTTTGCATAAGGTGGTTCGTAAGAACGCGGTCCGAAAATACGTTGTCCGTGAGTTGGTCACGGTAATTTGCGAGAGTTGTTGAGAGCAACAAATCAAAGTTTGGGTTAGACATTATTTTCCTTTTAGAAAACTAGGGGGTTTGTTAATTAGTTTGCACCCATTTGACGCTTAGCCGCTGCCCAAGCCTCAGCAACAGAACTAATAGGGGTCAAAGTTTCACTAGTTGTTGAGGCGGTAGCAGACGAGCCACCATTAACCACACTTGCTATCCGCTTAGACTGCATAACAGATTTCTCTATTTCAGACCGTCTTTGCTGACCAAGTTCTTCTAGTTCTTTTTGAGCCACCATTTTGTCAAATGCTAACTGCTTGTATGTGCCTTCCAAATCGGTTGTTCCACGCTGGATTGCCAGCGTCACAACTTCTTTGACATCAAAATCACCGTACTTAGATTGCAAACCCTGAATTTCACGCTCAATTAATTGTTGATTCTGGGATTCCTCAAACTGTGCTATTCGTCTATCTAGGTCACGGTACTTTTGTTCCGTGGGGTCAAGATATTCTGGTTCTACTTCTTGAACCATTTCCGCAGCAGCCTTTCGGCTGATGCCATAATGGGCAGAAAGCATATCAATTGTTTTGGCAGGGTCAGACTCTAAAGCCGCTGAAAGTGCAGAAGCAAATTGAACTTCTTCTCTTTGCTGACTTAACTCTTGCGTTTTTCTAGTATAATCTGCTTGGCGTTGATAACCAGCGATAGCCTCAGATAAAGGAATTTGCAATTCTTCACCATCAAGTTTAATTGGTACACGGTAATCTGCGTACTCATCTAATGCCAAGATGGGTGTATCGGGTGCTTCGGTATAATAATCGGTATATTCGTCTGCGAACTCGGTTGACCCAGTGTCGGGTTCCATTTCGGCAAACTCTGCGAGTTCCTCACTCATTATTTTTTTCTCCTAGAGTCCTATAATGGTTGCTCTATATATAAACTAGGCGTTCCCTAAGCGGGAGGCGCACCCTGTCCTTGCTGTAGCATTGCAATGACTTCAGGTGGCAAAGATGACTCAGGACCCGCTGGAGGCTCTCCAGCGCCCTGTGGAGCCGTCTGAGGGGATTCTGGTGGCATACCCATCGCACCCTCAGCAGGGACAGGAGGGGGTGGTGCTTGCAGGAACTCGTCAGGATTTTTAACCCCGAAACCAAACTGTAGCACATATGCCGCAAGTTTTTGCATATTAACAATTCCAGCACCAGCAAATGGTGACATAGCGTCAACCATTTGCAAAGCCATCTGGCGTTTAAACGATTCGTTATGTGGTTGAGTTGAACCAGCAGCAACTTCAAAGTCAAAGTCTCCAGCCAAATAATCTCGGTCAAAAGTAACCCACATTGGTTCACCGTCTTTGCCAATTACACGAGCAACCTGTTCACCAGTCATATACTGTTGAGCCAAAGCCATCATTCTGCGACCAACTTCAGCAATAGCCTGTTCAACTACAGCCAACTTATCTGAGGTTCGGGCATTAGCAGCATCTTGTAGCAAAGACGACTCTGTTGCTGTACGGCGAATTTCGGAAACAGCACCACGCTGAAACTCTGACACACCAGAAATACGGTCAATGTCACCAATAATCATATTAGACTGGTTGTAGAACTCTGGTGGGTTAATTACCGCTGGGAAAGCAGTAACAACACCAGCAATTGGTTCATCAGACATAACTGGAACCATAACATTATCGTCATCCGACTCTAATGCTGAACGACCAAGTTGGTCAAACGCAGATTCCTTATACAAGTATTTGCGACTAAACTTTTTGCGATGATTCATCATCTGGCTACGGGTTTCATTAAGTTCCCGTTGCAAAGGTTCAATTGATTCTAGGTCACCAATAGGGTAAAACATGTCTGGAACATCATAGTTGCGCAACATCACAAATGGTTGACCAAACGAATAAGGCATTTTGGTTGGTTTAACCAAAAACTGGTCTGATGTTTCACAGAAAATAGACATACTTCCATTGGAAATATCGTAATACTCCCAGATTTCTGCGTAACCCATATTTTTGTCGTGTACCTTTTTGCGGCTTGGGTCATCAGAGTATTTGCTTACAGCAACAACCTGAACTTTTTCTCGTGCCGACTTAATGTAACGCTTATCGTTTTTGATTTCGCTGATTGGTCGGCGGATACGCTGAGCAATCCATTTGATATCTTTCATACTGGTAGCGTCTGGGTCAACGAACACATCGTGAACAGATACCCGTTCAGCGAACGGGCTATCCTCACGAATAATTGTATTAGTGGTTAACTCGCCACCCTCAACATCATCCGAATATTCTTCATCGTTGTCAATTGCTTCCTCTTCAACAAAACGGTAACCAACTTTAATCCATCCGTGACCAAAAGAAAGTAGGTCCTTAACTGAACGCCTAAACTCTGAACGAATATCTCTTTTTTTCCACCAATAGTTTACAACAGCCTCAGCAATAATAGCATTGGGGGCGTTTTGAGGTTCAACAGCATTGACAGTTATCTTAGGATAGTTTACAGATATGCTTGGAGAAATAACATTGATAGTAGAAAAAGCAATGTTGACCAACATTTGGTCCTCAGCCTTGTAGTCGTCAAAATGACGACCACGATACATGTCTCTTAGCCGTTGCCAAGTGCCATCATAGCCATCGTCTTTACGCCATTTGCGGCTGGACTCAACGCTCATTTTTATTTTCTTCAAATAGTCAGCGGATGATTTCCTAGCCATTATTTATTCTCTTTTCCATCATGCCAACCAATATGGTTGTCTAATTTACTAGCAACTTTATCAACTTTGTTTCCTATGAGTCTCAGTAGGATTCTGGCTTCCGCATGTTGGTCGGTATTTTCTTTACGAAGTTTTTGTAATACCACAACGACTGGTCCCATGATGACTGCGACAATAATTGGGACCCATACGGATGAAAACATGACTCATTACATCCAGTTTGTAACTGGCTCTGCGGTAATGCCATTAATTTTAGCCTGTTCCACAGTTTGACGCTGACGCTCACGAATAGTAGGACCATGAAAATCTTCTTGACCGTAAGTGAACCCAAGGCGAACTCCTTTAATGTGGCATTTAAAACAAATAGAGCCGCGATGAGGCATTTGTTCCGAAAAGAACAATTTTTGGCAGGTTTCACACAATAATTCCATCATAATAACATTGTGCGTTCCCTATTGTGAAAAAGGTGTCCTTTGCCGAACATTATGTGCCCCAATAAAGGTTCTACCAACAGGTTGTTCTTCATAAATGTGCTGTTCCCACCAAAGTAAACTGTTTTGTGGGGGTGGCGCATCCTGACGATACTCAGGTAACCAAACATATTTCAACATTTGGTTACAAATAGCCAACGAAATAACCCTGTCATCATGCGGGCTACCCGCTGTACGACCATTTTCCTTGCGGACAAAGGTCCGCAACTCGGCAATAGTCAAACGGTCATAAACCTCAATGTCATTATCACGCAAAGCAGCAGATAACTCGTCAATCATCAACGGTTTACTGGTGGCGCTTGTTCTCCAACCCAAAATTTCTGTTGCCTCAGGACGAACCCGAGCCAATTTGCGTTGCCTAAACAAATTTTTGTAACCGTGTTTTTGGGCAGCCTTAAGAGTTGTTAAACCGTGGTTGTTATTTTCAATACCCAACAAAGCATTATTATACCACCAACCCAATTCAGCCAATAAATCACCAAACAAATCTGGTTCAATACGACCATGCCAAGTTGCCACAACCATACCGCTATTAGCCTCAATGATATGGGCAGAACTAAAGTCACCGTAAGATAAACCTTCAGCCACATCGGCTCCAATAACATAAACCGATTCCACTCTAGGGAAATCCCAAACCATCATCTCGCCCTCAGGCGTATGTCTGAACTCACCATTACCATCAGAATACAAATGATAGTATCCACGGCTAGGTTCAACCAAAGTCATGTCGTCTAACATTTGTGTATCAAAAACTGGGTTACCAGATTTAATAAATGCTTCTTCGGCGTATGTTGGGTACTCTTGATGCAACTGCCAAGGATTCATGTTTTTGGCTTTAGAATCATACCAATCTTGTCCACGCTCACCATCAGCAGACCACGGAAAAAAGATTCCTTTAAATTTGTTGGCACCCGTTTGGGAGCCAACCCATAACTGGTGATAAAAATTTCCTGAACCGTTAGCAGTGGACAAGCCAATCACACGACCACCGACATCGGCTACAGGCTCAATAGAAGCCCACGCTTCCTCAGCATTAGGCAAAAACGCCCACTCGTCCACAATAACTAAATATACAGACTCACCACGAGCAGGGTCATTACTTGACGGTAATGACTCAATAGCGGATTCGTTATCAAAAACCATTTTAAGTTGATGTTCCGTAACCTGCTTAGGTCCTCTTTCACGCATCCATAATGGCAAAAATCTGTAACCATATTTTGCTTTACCTAACAGTTTAACAGATTCTCGTTCCGTACGACTTAACATAACAATAAAACGGTCATTAACAAAATATGCTAACCAGAAAGCATATGCGGCTGCTAATGTAGAAAACCCAATCTGTCTAGCCTTAAGAACAATACTGTATCGTTCACTCATCCAAACCTTAATGGTTTCAATTTGGGCACTACGCAACTCTAAGTTTATACGACCCTTTTCTGGGTGTTTAATAAACCAATAATTAGAACAAAAATATTCAAACGCTACCATTTGTTCTTCTAATGTTCCGTTAATTGGACCGCGACATTTCCTCCACTCGGATTCATTTTTTAACTCCCTTAAATCCAAGGTTCACCACCCCAAGGCTGCCAACCAGCATAATCATAAATAGCCATAAACGCTTTAGCGTTAATAATAGGAATATACAATTCGGAACAAGTTTTCAAAATACCTTGTTCTTGCAACCAACCTTTTTTAGAAAACTGTGACGGCTGGCACCAATAACCATTAATTTGAAACAACCCATAAGAACCACCATTAGGGTCTGTTGGATTATGTGCAACCTGACGGCAGCGTGACTCACGCCACATAACATAATCAACTTGGAAAATCATTTTCCTATTATCAGAAACACTACGAATAAGTTCTTCCCGTGAATCACATTTTAAATCAAATGGTTTATTAGCCGAAACAGGAGAAACAAACAAAATAGAATACAATAAAACTAATACAAAAATAATTTTACTCATAAAACCATCCTAGACGACTACTGTCATCAATCGGGGATATTATTTAAACAAAGCCTTAAAAGACTCGTGAACCCTTTTCGGGTCATCAGCAAACTCTGGAGAAATTTCTATATGATACCAGTCGCCATTTGGGGCACCGCTAACAGTTGCCTTGGTGTATTTAGACCAACCTTTACGAGTACATTTATAACCCCGACCATACGGCTTAGGGAAATAATCTAAAACCATTTCAACACCCAACGCATCAGCGTTGGCAACAATCATTTCAATAACCTTATTAGCCTCTTGTCGGGACTTACCACGCCAACTTAAGTCCATAGCCCTACCAGTAGAATGAACACTAAGGTATTCTGGTTTTCCTTTAATTGCTCTAACGCCCCAAGTACCATTATTCCAAAGATTTCCCTTGGACAGCAGTGAGACATGTTTCACAAAGGCTTCGGTTCCTTTGCGTTTACCTTTGGCTATCCCATCGGATGTGCCAGTATACTTCAAAACTATTCGTCCTCGCTGGGAATGTCACTAAATAGTGCTTCATCAGTTTTGCGGTTCTCTGCTCGTTGAGCAAACTCACCCAAACCAATAGCAGACAAAACAAACGCTATGACGGATTCCGTTGGAACGGAATCCGATAATGCTGGGGCAAACAACGCTACCGCAGCAGAAACAAACGCTGCCGCACGGACAGGATTGTTGTGAATAAATCCTTTAATCTTTTCCATACTATAGGGTGGTCGTTCCCTAGTGATATATTAGCCAACGGGAGGAGGTGGAGGAAACTCCACCCAAGACAATGTGCTTTCATCCCAACGATAATCACCCTCAGGTTTTGGTTCTGGTGCCTGCCAATCATTGTTGCTATCTAAAGTCCACGAAGGATAAGGCTGAAACGAAATAAACTCATCACGAACAGGGTCATATGCACAACCTATAGCCGCATAGTTCTTACGAATATTGTTGTTGTAACTTGTTTGAATCCAAGTACCACCCAAGAGGTTATGACACCATTCCGAACCATTTGATTCATGTTCGTTGTCAACAACAATTACTCGGACAACAATATTGTTTTCATCTATTTCAGCAAAATGAGCCATTATGCAACCACCAAACTTGTAGTACCTGTGCTTGTAAACTCGTGAAGGGTGTATGTGGTTGCACCTGCTGGTGCAACGGTTTTTGTTCCACCAGTAATCGTATAACCAGCACCAGACGCATCCGCAGTCAAATAGCGAACAATAACAATGCCTGAACCACCACCCTGACCACCATTACCAAAATATCCACCGCCACCACCGCCACCCTTGTTCGCTGCTGGAGTGCTTCTTCCATAAGGAAAACCGTAATAGTCGTTAAAGAAAATAGCACCACCACCACCGCCGTCAATGCCTCCGTTACCGTTTCCGTAGTCTCCACCAGAAGAACCACCACCGCCACGCATAACAGCAGCGCCAGTAATAGAGTTACTTAGTCCTGCTCCACCATCTCCAGCACCTCCAGCACCAAGACCAGTACGACCAGCACCAGAAGTGGTAGAAATAGAAGCAAATGTACTTGCACTACCAACACCACTAGATGCACCACCACCAGCGCCAACAATAACTGTGTATGTTCCTGCACCAAGTTCTAGTACGGGTTCAAGAGAAGCACCAAAACCGTTTGTTGAACCAGCAACATTGGTTCTGTAACCACCAGCGTTACCACCTGGACCAGCGTCTCCACCGTTACCGCCACCAATAACCAAATACTCAAACGCAATAGGTAATGGTCCGCCACCCGACCAGTATGAAGCAACCTGACCCGTGTTACCACGCCGACCCCTAGGGCTAAGGGCACCACCGCTGATGACTTTGCCACCAGCCATAGATTTAATAAAAGTAGGCATCTAAGATGACCTTACGCTGTTATGCGATTAACATACCCAAAAATGTTGATAGAACTAGTTGTGGCAGCAAACGCCTTAATAACCAACGGAGTAGCGTTACCCTTAATGATTAGACCCGGGATTATCAAATATAATCCGTTTTCTGCTTTAACAGTGAACTCAATGATGTCGCCACCAGCGGTTGCGCCACCCCACTCAATGGTGAGTTTGCGGTCAGTGGAATCATAGTTTGCTGCATACAGCCAAACTTCGTCAATTATGGTTGCTGTAGACGACCCAGTGTGAACTGTTTTGCCTGCTGTCGCATCATCATCAATGTGGATGCCACGACCATCTGTTGAGCCGCTGAGTGGTATTTTGCTAAATGTTGCCATATACTATAGAACCTTCCGTTCCCTAAGAGGTAAAAATTGCTGCTGCCAGTACAAACTGGTCATCATGTGAAGGAACATTAACCCATGCTGAGCCATTATATTGCAAAACACTGCCAGTAGATGGCGATGATATAGTTACATCCGATAGGTCATCCAAGTCCTCAACACCAGCAGGAAAAGTAATATCGTTAATAACATACTCAGAAACATCCGCCAAAGAAATCTTCTTGGTGGTAGTCGCACTAGAATCAACAATAGGCAAAACATCAGCACCCACAGCATCAATACTTGTCAACGCTGTCAACTGAGAAATTTTAAGGTCAGCCATTATCCATTACCTACTTCCAACAATATAAAAGACCCATCTTCTAATAGTAGGTCGTTCCCTGTTTCCAATTCTAGGTTAGAAACAGTGAAATCTGGGTCGTTCCAAAAGTTATTTGCCAAATCAGCCAAAGTGGTGCCAGAGGCACCTTGAAGCACATAATATTCGTATCCCAAAGACCCACGATACATTTGACCCTCAGAACCCACAGCAGTCCAATGGGCAGCCAA